TGCTGTGATCAACAACACTTAGAGGTCTCTGAAGTTTGATACCACCGTCTTCGTACTCGATGCCACCTGCTGACTTAACGAGATCTAGGAATGCGGTCTTTCTGTAAAGCTGGTCTACCTCTGCATCTCTGATAGCATATAGGGTAGAGCTGAGTAGGTCATTTGATATTGCCACGATAATTCTCCTGTTTAATTATATTTTGTTTAAGGTTAATTGGATAAAAAAGTTTATCTTTCTTTTTCAAGTATTCTTTCGAATTTGATAAAAAAGTTTGGTTTCTTTATCGTCGGTAACCTTACCGGTTCAGCACGAAGAGGAGAAACACTAGCCTCTATAAACAGTAAATGTTGTCAAGTTTAAATATCAGCTGGAATTGGAGGATGTCTGTTCTGCTTAAATTCGTCAAGTTTTCTGTATAAAGTTCTTTCAGACATTCCTGTTTGTTCAGTAGTTACCATACCAACAGACCATGTTAATACCTTTAGTTCTTCTTCGGATAGATCAGAAATTGCTTCAATAAGTCTAGCCTTTGTTAGTGACTGGAACGGATCTCTGATATCCATTAATTCTTCGCCTCTTTCTGCTAACATTCTTCTTCTCCTGGTTTCTTTTAATAAAAAGTTTTTTAAATAAACTTGCCAGAAACAATAAAATATTTTGTTATAAACTGGACCGCCATTAGCCATAGCCGCTATAATTTCAGAAACAGTCTTGCTTTTTCCATCAAGTATTCTATCATCAAACCAACAAATAAAGCTATCAACTATTTCGATCTTTGCTTCTTCTCTACTTACATGAAATATAGAGCAGTATTTGTCAAGTATTGCTTTACGCCTTCTACCTGAAGGTCCAGTTAAACTTTCCCAACAATTTAAAGTTGTTATTAAATTAAGTACCTCTTTAGTTTCTGCCTGCATAGTAACCTCCGCACAATAGTACATCCGAATATTCATAGAAAAAAAGGTAGAGCCGAAAAATAAATAGAAAAAAAAATACCACCTAGCTCCCAAAAAATAGGACCGGGATGGTATTATATAGTGTCCGGCGGTATCATAGTGAGGGTCGGGCACCTAACTATTAGGTTTTATCTATAACGTATCCTCCGTCAAATGTAGTTGTTAACCTCAAAATTTGTTGTCTGCTTCAAAGCCCCCGAGTTCACGCCTCGGGGGCTTTGTCGTTATGACACCAAGATAACCAGAAGTCTCAGCTTGTTTATAAAATAAAAAGCCTTTTCCTGTTTTTATATAATTTGGATAAACTCTGCCAGCCTCTTCCATCTCCAAAGCATGAGCCTTAAACTTTTGGAAGTCATATAAATAAAAAAGCTTTTCGCTAGCAGAAAAATATATCATCATAGATATATCTTCTTGACTACGCCAAAAGCTTTTTTCCCATAAGCCCTTCTTGATCGCTTCTGTTTCACAAAAGAATGTTTTATAACCAAAGTCTTTTGCCGCTTTTATTTCAACTATCTTTTCTCCGAAGTCTCCAAACAAAAGAATGTCATTAGATGGCCCAGTCGTATCTATTTTCCTACAAGAAGAAAGGCCCTTTATTTTGCCCGGCATTAACACCGTCTTCATAAAGAGCCTTTCAGCTAAAGCACCGAATGTATCATCGGCTAAACTTTTTATAAAGTCTTCCCAAGCTTTACCTTCTAATGTCATATCTACTTTCATTTTTAACTCCTTAAATATAATTATTATATTATACTTAAAGAATTAAATGTAGTAGATCACTTACCTCCGTTAGCCTTTATCCATTGATAGGCCGACCAAGCGTCCTTGAATTTTGGTTGTGTTAGCTTGGAACTATCCACGTTTTTGCCACCAGAAGTTTTGTATAAAATTTCTTTGCTAGCAACTCTCTCGTTAACTTTAGCCTTTTTATCTTCTATTTCTCTTTCAGAAGTTTTCTTTGCCTTAACAAGATAATAAGCATCTTCTAGTTTAAGTTCAGATCTTTCCATTAAAAGCTTAGCAATATCCATTCTCATTTCAGTTAGATCAGGATGTGCTACTTTAAACTTTTCTATTTCCATGCTTCTTTTTTCAGCAGCCATTTCTTCCTGAAGAGGCTTGATCATATCTTGCATCATTTTTGCAGCTTCTCTTTTTATAGCTGCCTTTCTGCCTTCTTCATCCCAGATATCAATTTCACTATTGTCTTCTGCTGTTTTCTTTATTCCTTTGGCCCATTCACTTTCTGTCATCATCCTCTTCTGTCTGTCGAGTTCTTCTCGCATACTTTCAAGGTTGGCTCTTTCTTGCGCAAGTTCCTGTGTCTTTTTTGTGTAAGAAGCTCTTAAGTTCTGAATTACTTTTCTTCCATTTTCAGGTATGTGTTTAAGAACCTGATCATATGGTAAACCGATCTTGTGTTCTAGTCCAGGCTCAGCCATAACTGGATCATCAAAATGTGTTGAAATTAATTCTTCTAAGTTAAACTTATCAACTGCTTCTACTGGTACATCTTCTACGGTATCCACAGCCGCGTGGGTCGTATCTATTTCACCTGACATTTTATCTCCTTACATTCTTGAAGAGAATAGTTTATCCATTTCTTCATCTGACAGACCTTCTTCTTTAACTTCTTCTTCCATAACTTCTTCTTCCATTTCTGGTGCTTCTTCTTGTAGGAAGCGTTTAAAGTCTTTTGAAGCTCCAAGCATATCAAGCTTAGCTGATAGCATAGCTACATCTGTATCACCAGATATATTTTCAATTGATGGAAGCATATTGGAAGTAATAACTTCTTCATCTAATGCATCAGATGCTGCGGTTATTACCATCATTATACCTTTAACAAATTCTGCTGGAAAGCTTTTTTGGTCAGCATCGAAGCTAGGATAGCCATCTATACCAAAAAGTTTACCTACTCTGTTATATGAACCAACAAGGGAATTAAGGGCACCTTTCGAGAAAGAACCTTGTGGAGCCATTTCTTCATACATAGACATTTCTTCGCTGTCTAATTCAGAAACTTTGCTTTCCAATTCTGCCTCTTCCATTCCTCTTCCTTCTAAACCAAGAGCCTTCATATCAAGGCCCATTCTTCCTATATCACCTAATGCCATTTTATTATTCTCCTTTTTTATAATTGTTTATTCTGACTGAGCGAGCATCTCATGTGCTGGAAATGTTTCAACACAAGCTTGTTCTTTATCACCATTAAACTTCTTAACATTGTCAAGCCATCGTTGAGAGATAGCATCTTCTTTTTCTTTTTCCCTTTTTTGCTTCTCCATCATATCATCAACAAAATGTGAGGGGAGATCTCTTTCTGAAACGAAGCCTTTAGACTCCATTATCTTAGCCTCTTCTCTGCGAGAATGAACCTTTTTTCCTAAAGCTTGTGAATAGATGCCTTGACCTGATAAGCCAGAATTCCACCCATCGTTCCAAAGAGTAGCTGTTTTTGCAGGCAAGGAGATCTGCTTGACCATTACAATGTGACACTTATCACATATAACTTCAACTTCTCCACTTCTGCTTTTCAAAAACTTCTCTTTTACACCATTACAAATGGAGCACTTAAAGTCATGGAGTGGCATTAGTATTTCTCCTCTTTCTTCTTTTTGGTGCAACAACCGCCGCTCTTATAAACCTCGGCTCTTGTCTTAGAAGTTTTTACTTCTTTCTCTTCCTTACCACCAGCATCTTTTGGTGGAAGTTTAATTACTATTTTAATGCCTTCTTTTTTTCCGTACATTGCCTCTCCTTATGCTATTGGTAATGGTATAGATCTTTGACTTGCTATTAATTCTTGTGCTAAAGCTTGAGCATCAGTTGTTGGTTCCTGTTCTACAATTTCTGCGCTACCTGCTCTGCTTGTTGAGCCGACCTCTTCTTTTGCTATAGTTAGATAAGCTTCATTCAATTCAAATTCTCTAACAACATCTTCTAATATTTTCTGCTGAGAAACACCAAGCTGTCCAAGTAGAGGAATTAGTTCAAGCAATTGTCTTTTCTTTAATTCTTTTGATAGTGGTGTGCTTGCTTGGTCTAAAGCAAAGTATCTGTATTTATGGTCTAATACATCTGGTGTAACAAACCTTGGTTTCTTTCCAACCATAACAACAGGTCTATCTTCTTCATCCAATGTATATACCAACATTCTAACAAAAATATTTGCTAACCCTTCAATTGCTTCATCACGCTCTCTTGCCATTCTTCCAATTTCAGAAGCTGTATATTGAGCCAATGCTGTGATCTCTGTAGCTGTAGCGCGAGTTGCTTCTCCTCTTACGTTTGGAGATATAATAGAACCTCTCTGAATATCTGCTTCAATATAATTTTGATATCTATCAAAGTTAGAAGATAGTGGTTCTACAGGTACAGATCTTATAATTCCATCAAGGCTTTCTCCATCAATTGGGATCATTGCACCATCTACACCTGATGCGATCTTAGCCAAGCTTTCCTCATCCATTGTTCCTTCTTTATAAATAAACTGTCTGCTGTCCCTTCTAATAGCGTTAGCCCAGAAAGTTCTCATTGTATTCTTTTCAAATAACTGATCGTATATTCTTGAAAGTGTAGAATATCCGTCCATTGGTTTATCAGGAACACGACTATAATATAGTGGAGATATAGGAACAAGTGGAGAACCATCAGATGCTCTTAAAGGTATTTTGCTTTTCTCTAAGAAGCCGCCAGTTACTTTAACGTTTGGTGAGAAGATATATAGGCGATCTTCTTCTAGATCATAGAACTCAACAACTTCAATATACTGCATTGACTCAGGTAAAGATGAATAAGAACCAACCTGCTTTCCATCTTCGAAATAAGATGGTTTAGAAACTGCTGTATATTTCTTTCCGCCATACATTCTCTTTGCTTCTGTAAGCGTCAAGTAGTAATGATGACCAACGAACCTTTGTTCTTCCCATAGGTCAGCATCTCTATCCAAGATAATATTCCATGGTTCTATGGCTCGTATAGATACACGGTTCAGCGGGTCATCGCTTACTCTTGGAGAGATCTTAAAGAAAGCCATAGGATAAATTAAGGCTAAGCGGGAACCATTCTCTAAAGCTTTCCTGTTACCGCTAAGCCAGCTGTTAACACAGGTTCTAGTTACTTCTACGTTTTCATTCTTCGTAGTCATTGAGTCTACTTCTACAGATGGTGACTTCTCAAAAAGAGATGCTATATAACTTTCGACAAACGTATAAGCATCAGAAGTTTCAACACGAACAGATGTTTCAGAATAAGTCTGATCGTCATAGAACTTAGTCAGATAAGCTTGTCTTAGCTTTCGCATATCTGGTTCTTTCATCTCCCAGTATTGCTTATGCGAGTAAAGAACCTCTCTAATTATTTTGATCTTATCGCTTTCTGATATCATGTATTGTATCCTACATTAAAATATTTTTTGTAAAGTTTAAAAATTGTGGCAGAGAATTTCTATCTCATGCACTTTATAACAAGTGTAACTTGTTTTGGAGCTACGCTCCGAGGGCTTCGCCAGTGATGGTAATAGTCGTTCGCTTCGCTCACTCCATTCCAACAAGAATATCCACCTAGTATCTGGCCCTTCCTCTGTTGGAATATTTCTTGGCAGCTTTCTCAAACCTCTGAGTCTTGACCCATTCAGGCAGAAACAAATTCCTTGGTAGAGTTACTTGCTTTAAACATTGTATCGCCAAAGCTAATGCAACTACTTGGTCACCATGACTGTCTCTGCTTGCATAGTCTATGTTACCTTTATCATTTATAATAAACGATCTCAACTGCTGCATAGTAACTACATCTATGTTACTTATAATTCCTTTCGTCAAGACTTCCTTTAGCTCCTCAAATAAAACCCATTTAGTTTTAACATTCGTACTCCAGTCTTTACCTGTATCTGGATGTGACCATAACTTAGTGAAGCCTCTGGATCTCAGCTCAAGTAACAAGGCGTGTCCAATATTATTTTCTTCTATTAAAGTCTTGGCATCACCATACATAGAAGACATGTGTTGTACCATGTCAGCTGTTTCACTTATGCTTGTTTTGTTGGAAGACCATACAGCTACTTGTCTCCATGTTGTCTTGTCTAATACTTGTATCGCAGAGAAGTCTCTCTCTACACCAGTAGCAACGTCAACACCTAAAGCATAAGCTGTTTCTTTTCTAAAGTCTTCAATAATATTTAAAGCTCCATCTACTGTATCTATTGCATAAGTCTCTATGTGTCCTAAGTCTTCTTCTTTAAAGTATGCATTAGAACTACTGCCATAAGCTTCTTCTATTGATAGAGGAAATTCTCTCCTAAACTTATGCTCACCAAACTGCTCCACTTTTATTCTTCTCCAAAGTATCTGGTCAATTGTTAGTGACCAGCTTTCCATTATAGACATCTCTACATGAGAGATATAAACTCCATCTACCTTATGTGGTCTAGGTGTATCTTCATTATTATCTCCAACTTCTTTATTCCAGTTCTCTAGTGCACGAACTTTTTGTATCTTTGTTCTTGGACCTTTAACTGAATATTCTTCATGCTGTGACCAAGGAAAGAAAAGAAGTCTTAGATCTCCTTCTCCTCGTTGCGCTTTTAAAACATCAGAGTGATGTGCATCTCCCCAGTAGTTGGCTGTGCTTTCTTGTATCATTCTTCCTTCGTTAAGAGAAGCAAGAGCTGTTGCTTTAAGCTCATCTCCATTTGGAGCAAACGCATATTCAGATAGATGGATGTAGTTAGCAGAGAAAGAACGTAGACCACCATGACCTTCTGCTGAGAGTGCTTCTACTTTTGCTCCTGTATCTTCTAACTGCATCTGTGTAGTGTTTCTTACTTTTAAGCCTCTTTGAAGTTCTAATGGTAAATTGTCCCAGAACCTCATAAAAATTTCTAATAGATGTTTTGAACTGGCTAGCTTATGTGATAGTATTGCTACTGATATAGGTTGTGGTGACGTATACCATTTCCAAAAAAGCAGTGCAAGAGATATGGTTGAGGATCCTATCTGGCGTGGTTTAAGTATGACTAGGTGTCTTTCGTCTTCAATAAAAGCTTTTATAATTTCCATCTGCTCAGATGTGGGCTTGAGGAAAGTCAGCCTTCCAGCTTTATCTTTTACTTTGAGTCTACTGATGAACTGATAAGGGTCTGATAATATGGCAGTTAGGGCGAGATATCTCGCAGTTTTCTTCCTTCGCCAATGTTTTACGCCACCAACTTTTAGCTTTGGCGTTTTAACTTTATTTTCGCTCATTCTTCATCCTCGATATCAGACTCTTTTTCAACTTTTTCCTTGCTACTTTTTTTATCTTTTTTTCCTAGCTTTAAGAAGTCAGAAAGGGCAGAGCTAGTTTCTGTTACAGGTTTTACACCGCCTTTATTTTGCATCGATGTAAGATGTTGCAAGGCTTGCTTCAACATATCCAAACCATATCTAGGTTCTTTACCAGACTCCATATCTTCAAGAGAGTCTTCTAAAAGGACCCAAAGAATTGAGTTTAAGTTTCTTTCTTTCACAGCGTTTCTTAATTCATCATCGCGTTTAGACATATACGCTTTGCCATTTTTGTAAGCCATGTCATTCTCCTTTTAGCTCTGGTTTGAACCAACTGAGATCTTTCTTAAGGTTATTAATTCCTTTATGGAAGATCTCAAAAACATTTTGCCGGGTAGTCTCTAGCTCAGTACCGATCTCTTCGAATGTTAGTTCGTATACAATACGCATCTCTATAACTTGTTTTTGTTTGGGTGTAAGAAGTTTTGTTTCGTTAATTAATTCGAAGAAGTTAAATGGAAAGTCTACTTCCTTTTGCTCGTGATCGAGAATAGATATTATAATATCTTCTGGTGAGTGTTGAGCAAGTACATCTAGCTGTTGAGCTGTGACTGGTATAAGTCTCCAATTATCCTTCTTCATAAAGAACCTCTTATATATATAGATGGAATGTAGTAGATATTCTTACAAATATTATACAGCCCGCGAATTAATTATCCAAAAATAAATTCTGTTCTTAGACATTTGGTGCTCCGTTATTTGCTGGAATAATTTTTAAATTACTTACCTTGTTATTCATTATGTTTCCATCAATATGGAAAACGATAGCATCATCTGTGTAGTCTGGTAAAAAAGCTTGTGCAACAATACGATGTACTTGTAGAATTTTATAATGTTTTTCTCCGATCGTATTCTGATAGTGAGGATCAGTTTGTAGTCTTACAGTCAAATAACCTCCGACTATTTTCTGTTTCATAGGAACAAAATTTAGATGCCATCGTTCAGAATAAACTTCACCATTTACAGAAACCATATAACGCGCGTGTGCATGACCAGTTCGAATTCTTTTTATATTCATCTATAGCCTCCGGCTTTATTGTACGCGCATTTATATTTCCCACAAGAAATTAAACAGCCGCAGATCATTTAGACCAGCGGCTTATTTCTTTTGTAGGAATGGAGTGAGCGTTAGCGAACGACTACACAAACCGCGTTGGGGCGAAGCCCCTTGGAGCGTAGCTCCTTATCTCGTATTCACGAGATATATAAAGTGCATGAGAATAGAATTCTCTGCCACAATTTTTAAAATATTTTAAAATATTTTTAGTCGAGCGCTTCCTTTGCAACAAGAATTGCAAACTCTTTAAGGCTTTCAACTAGATCTTCTTTCTCTTCTTTTGTATAACCTCCTTTACCCCACCTTGCGATCTTAGTAATTAATTGTATAGCCTTCAACATTATTGTAGCTTTTTCTTTTTGTGTTAACATTATATCTCCTATTATTTTTTTGACTTAGAGCCTTCACATTTCCAGCGTTTCCTAGAAATATCATTTGCGCATGGAGGGTTTTTGCATTTAGGTATCTTTGCTGTGCGCGCACAATAGCTATCACCTTTCTTTGTCCCAGGCTGCGGAGTCACACCAGCCTGACCGACAGACCGTGTAACTTTCTTTCCACCTTTACCTGGCACAGTAACTCTAACAGCCTTGCCCTTTGCTGGTCGTTTCATTTTGAAACCTTTTTCTTTTTAGG